CTAAAAGTGTGGCTACAAAACTCAAACTTTCCGTCTGGATGGACCGTGACATCCCTCAAGGGGAAGCCCTTCAACTCAGATAGCCTTGAGAGGCCTTCTGAGGAGAGCTTTGTCCAAGAGAGATTGTCATCTCCGGCGGTTTTAGCTGCCTCGACCGATGCGTAGAACGCTACCAGGAGGCGCATAACGCCATTGACGGGGGTGGTCCAGTAGGAACCGGACGGCATGTGCTTGGCTTTCGCTTTGAGGAGTGCGCAGAGCACTACACGGCCATCACTGCATGTGAGCTCAACCACGTAAATGGGAGCAATGCAGGTGGCACACCAAAAGAGCAAGCCTGTCTCAAGGTTCCGGCTAGGGTTGGTACAGCGGGATGCAATGAGCTCAACCGCGTCTCCAAATAGCCAGTTTTCGATGAGGCCGTCCCACCCCACAGCGTCCGTTAAGACGACGGGGCAGGATGTTTCGGCGCACAGCCTGTCCACCTCTTCGCCAAGAGGTTGGACATGATCTTTGTCAAATCCGATTCCAGAAAGGAGGGCTCCGCGAGGATACGCGAGCTTGAGACGCCCGACGAACGGGGAGAGAAGGAGTCTCTCGACCAGTTGGTCAATCAGGCTGACACCACAAATCATTCGATACCTACCTTCCCTGATCTTGCGAAGGGGATGGGGTTCCGATTTCAAAAATGGCATCACGGGGTCTCTGAGGCCTCTCAAGTACGCCAACTCGGGGTTGGACGCAATTTCGAGGAGCTCGCTGTCGTCCAATGCGAAGATGGACTCCAGACGAACAGCAGCAGCGGCTGCCACCTCGTCGCCAAGAGAGTCGATGACTGCTGCGTTGGTAGCATAGTCAAGACACAACGGGTATCCCGGAGTGGATTCTCGATTGACGGCGGAAAGGCAGTCCTTGGCGGCTTCAAAAAGACCTAAAAGGTCGGCGTCGCGGACACAGGGTCTGGCTTGCCACCGCGGGATTTCGAGGCCCGCTTTTTGGAGCGCGCTGTTGCGCTCTTCGTCGGAGGGGGGGTCCCCTCCGTCTTTGCCGAACTGGACGGAGATGGCTGCTTTGAGAGCGGCTTCTCCCTCAGGGGGATAGGCCCACTGGCTGATGCCAGGGAATCGCTCTTCAGCAAAGGCGAGGTCGACCTCGGCTCGCGGCTTTCGCTCGCGTTTGCCGAGCTTCCGTCGTCCGGAAGCGACGATCCGGGACCAGAGGGGGGGTTCCGCCTCAGGTACGCGCGAAAAATCGAGTTGACCTCGTCGGAGATTTTGTTCGAGGGCGCTTCTCCCAAGCGCCCGAACCGAAAATCCGACGGTTGCACATCTCCGCCAGTCTCGCTGGCCAGCGGGTTGGTTTCTCGGATGACATCGCGTCTGCCGATGACTTCCACGCCGTGGTCGGTGCGCAAGCGCTCCCGGCTCTCAGCGTCGTAGTCCGCCCAGGCTCCACCCTTGAAGGTGGGCGTGAACGAGGCGACATAGTCTCCATCGGGGTACGTCGCAAGCGCGGTCGCCCTAAACCGGACGGTTTGGGCTCCCTGCAGCATGCGCATAGCACCCGCGTCAGCAGCGGCGTCGACAGGGTCTTCGTCGCGCCTGGAGACTGCAAAGTCATCTTCGTGCCGCTCTCTGATGCGTTGGAGCGAATCTTCGTCCTCTCGCTGGTCGCGTTGGCGCCAGGACTCTCGACCTTTCTTCCCCTCGCTCGAAGCGGAGTCGCTGAGCTCGGGCAAGTAGGGAGAAGAAGCCGCTACAAACGGCTTGAGGACGACGGCAATGTTGTGGCTGTCCTTCGGCACGGAGCCGATGTGGATGGCGACGACCTTTCCGTCGACGAAGAGTGGCGTCCCAGAGTGGCCAGGGTACGTCGTGATGTTGTGTCCCACCGTGAGTGGAAGCTCGAGTCTGGAGCCGACTTGGCCGGAGGATCTGAGTCCGAGGGGAGGCGTCCCGGGTCCGTAGACCGAGGCCAGCGCTCCCACGTAACACGTGCCGACTTTCGCCGACCGGATCCCAAGGACCGAAAACTGGGCAGGCGTGAGCCGTACCGCAGCCAGGTCCGCGCCGTCGGCGAAGGAGCACTCACTGTCCGCTGGATGAATCGCGACTGAACATTTGAGAGTCGCGCCGAAGCGCAACTCAGAGCCGATCAAAACATGTGAGGCAGTGTACACGTCTTTGTCGACGCGCACACCCATCCCGACTTGAACACACTC